CATTCTTTGTTCTTTGTTTATACAATCTCTGGAGATGTGTAAGATGATAAATTAACAAAACTAACTTTTGAGCTAGATGCTTTTGATGGTGTTGTTTTTCTGTATTTATTTATACGTTTACTCATAGTATTATAAAATCGTTATTACCACTCTTTTCTTTGTACACATCTTTGTTTATTGTATAGTGTTCGTTGTTAGATTGGTTTGTTGATTGTGCAGTACAAAATATTTTATCTCTGTAAATAATATCTGCTTCTGTTATTGATCCTTGACCATTATAAACTTTTAAATCATAAAACCTACCCTCAATTAATGTATAAACATTTGACAACTCAACATAATTTTTATTGATTATAGCAGTTGGTAAAATTGTTACTTCATTGTTTGTACTATCATCTCTTAGTTTTATGGTAACACTTGTTGAATATACTCTTGGTATAATCTTTATTGTTTGTGCATCAGATGTAGGTAACAAATGTTTCATATATATATAATACTAAAAGTTTGTATTTTTATTTATTTAAAACAAAAAAAAGGGTAATCAATTAAGACTACCCTTTTCAAATGAAAAAAATTAAAAAAACCTATGCGTTAGGGTCTATTTGTACTGCACTTTCGTTATCAGTAATAACAGTTGATGTTACAAAGAAAGCTGGGTCAGTTTCTTGACCTTCTAAAGTTAAAGTGAATCCACTTAAATCTCCCATTGCTGCTCCAGATACAATTGTACCTCCATTAACTTCTGCTCCGTGTTCTAAACCAACCATAAAGAAGTTTCCATTATAATCTTCTATTGCAACGTGTGGTCTTGCAGTAGCTAATAATTTTATTTGTTCTTGTGTTGCTTTATCTAAAACTGGTAAAGTTAAATTTAAAGTTTGTGTGTAAAATGTAGTTCCGTTTTCTCTTGAACTATTAATTGTGGTTTCTAGTGAAGAATTACCTTTGATATCAAATTTAAAGAAGTCTGGTGTTCCACTTATTGCAGTAATCTCTCCAGATGCTATTGTAGTTGTTCCCAACGTACCATAATCTGCGAAATAAACTGCTTTTAAGCCACCAACACTACTTTTACAAGGTAAAGCTCTACCAGATGTAAGTAAACAAGCCATTTGTGTTATATTTTTTAAGGTTATTAAAAAAGGGTAAGCAGATTAACCACCTACCCTCATTATTATTTAAAAGCTAATATTAGTTAGCAGAGTTTGTGATTCCGTAAGTTACGATATCTTCAACTACTGCATATTGTACTCCAGCAGTATATCTCATAATGAAACGTACATTTTTAGATCCATCTAAGTCAGCCATATCTAATACTTTTACTTCGTTGTGGTCTGCTAAAAGCCCAGTTCCGAAGAATAAGTTAGATTTTTGAGCTGCAATAGCAGTATCATCAGAAAGTCCGTTACAAGCTACGATTTTTACACCATCAAAATATTGGATGTCTATATCTTGGTTGTTTCCTAATCCATTAACACCAGCTGCTCCTTGACCTCCACTTTGGAAACCTCCTAAAGCTCTTTTGTAAGCTCTAAAGATGTTTTGTGCAACATAAATGTATAAATCTTCTTTACCATATACGCTTGTTGGAATAGCATCTACAATTAATCCTAATTGAGCAACTACGTTTGAAGAATCTACAGTAGTTCCAGCAACTTCTTGTGCAGCTGGTAAGTCAGCATCAGCAGCTAATAAAGTTTCAAAACCATCAAAAGTTCCAGCACCAGCACTTCCACTCCAGATATCGTTTTCAGTTGATTCAGCAACAGATTCAGACATTAATCCGATAAAGTAATCAGAAAAGTTAGCTGGTAAGTTATCGTGAGCTGAATAACCCATTGATACTGCTTCCCAATCTGATACGAATGGAGTTTTACATAATTCTAAGTTAATTTGTAATTCTTTTGGTTGAATGATTTTCTCTGTTAAAGTAACAGTTCCAGCATCTGTAAAATCACAAGATGCATTTGCAATAGCACCAGATAAATCTACTCTTTTTAATACTTCTTTAAACTTTACGTTTGGCTTAACTTCTATTAAGTTGTTAGCAATTGTATTACCAGACAATAAAGCAGCTGAAACATATTTCCCAGCAAACTCTCCAGCATACGTTGATGTAATTGATAAACTCATTTTTTATTTGTTTAATTTGTTAAATATTCTATTTCTTGTTGTGTTTTTATTCCCTTTTTGAGAATAAAGGTTTAATTCTTTTTTGTCAGATAAGTTTTCTGGAGTATGTGTAATTCCTTCAACTTCTTCAGCAGATAACTCTACTTTATCTTCCTTTACTTCTTCTGATAATTCAACTTGTACTTCTTCTGCAACAACTTCTGTTTTAGAAAGTTTTAATTCGTTGATTTCAGTTCTTAGCTTTTCAATTTCTGAGAAGAACATTTCTTCTGATATTGATTTAACTATCTTCTTTGGAGATGCAGTTTCAGTTGATAATTCTTCTTCTTCAACTTCTTCTGCTTCTGTTTCTGCTGGTGCTTCTTCTTCTGATCCAGCTTCTTTAATTTCTCCAATGATACCTTCTTCTGAAACTATAATAGTTTTACCTTCTACTTCATACTCTCCAACTGGTACTGCAACTCTTTCTTCGTCTGCAACAACGAATACTTCTGCACCAGCTTCAAATACTTCAGCTTCTAAGATAGCACCATTATCTAGCTTCATTTGCTCTAGCTTTACTTCTAATCCAAGTAAAACTCTTGCTTTGTTTAATAATGTTCTGTCTGTGTTCATATATTTAGTTAATTATTCTTTAAATTGATGCTAAATCACTAATTAGAGATTGAGCCTTTTTTAATGCTTCTCTAGCTTTTGAATCTGTTTTTTTTATAGAATTTATTTCATTAGATAAACTAATCCCTAAATCTTTTTCTGCATTTTTCATTTTAACTAAAACTTTATCTAATTCTTTTATTCCATTAGCTATTTCATTAGTAGCTGAATTAACTTTTGATTTAGCATCTGTTTTAAAATAGTTTAATGCTTCTACAACTCCCAACTCTACTTTTTGTGCAGACAACTCAACTTTTGTTTCTTCTGCTAGTTTATTGAAAACTCTTTTCTTTGTACTCATATTTATATAATTAATTTACTTGTTAATTTTGTATTTTCAGTTGTTTATTCTTCTTCTTCTGTTGCACTTATCCTCCCTATGCCTTGTTTCCAGTAGTAAGGTGTTTTACAATTTTTATCATCTTTATTCTTGCAATCTATCGAATAAGTATTTTTACATTTACAATATACTGCCCTCATTATGATAATAGTTTTTTAAGTTCTTCTAGTTTCTCTAAATCGTCTAACTTTCTTGATGCCCAATTAACACCAGCAGTACCACCCCAAGCATCCCACATAAGACCACCACACCCTTCTGAATAAGGTACATCTTTATGTTGTTGATGTCTTTTAAATGATGCCATTCTTGCAATTGTATCTCTGCTTATTGGTTCTCTTTTTGCTAACTGATTTGCTCTGTTCTTTCCAGTTGCTTCTCCACAACTTCCCCAACCATTTTTCTCTACCCAAGCTAAAGCTCTTTTAGCATTGTTTGTTGCTCCTTGTGGGTAGTCTGTATATGATGCTAATTCTTCTTCGTATTGTTTTGGTTTGTTATGTGTCCAACCTTTTTTAGTGTATTTGTCGTGTTCTTCTTTTGTCATTATCTTAACACTTGCACCAGTCTTAGGATCGTACATAGTGTGAGGATATTGCATTAAATGTTCTTTTAGTTCTTCGTTTGGTCTTTCCATTTTATCTGCAAAGTAACCTTCTATTGAAAAACCTTTTACTTTACCAGTCTTTACATAGTTATTCCATACATCTTCATTCTCTACCTTAACACTACCCATCCAAGTACCAACTGGTACATCTAAACCATATAAAGCAGTCTTGTCTTTCTGTTTATCTTCTACGATCCAACTTTCAACAAGTGTTAATCCTTGTAATTCTGAATTGTGTTCTAATGTTGAATTAGATTGATTACCATTTTGTAAATACATTTGAGATGCTTTTGCAACAGTCTTTTCAGAAAAGAAAATGTAGTATTCATCTTCTCCAGACTTTCTGTAAATAGGTTTCTTTGGTATAAGTAAAGCACCCATTAACAATCGTTTCTCTTTGTCTATTTCAGCAAGTTTTATTTCTTGTGTTTTAAGTGCAACAAAATCAGATTCAATTGCTGGATTTTCAACAACAGAAATAGCTTCTACTCCTATTGCTTCATCGTCATCTAAAATAAGTTCAATTAACTTCATATTTATATAATATTGTTTTAGTGTTATTTTATATTTTAATCTCCTAAACTTGCATCATCAATTATATTTCTATCCATACTTTGAGCAGTTGTTACATCGTTTGCTACAACGTATGCTTGTACTGGTTGTTGTGATTGGCTACCAATTGCTTCTGCTAATTGATTTGTTCCACTTTGACCAACTACATTAAATGATGGTGGTGTAGATGCTCCAGTTGGTATAGATGGTGTTGATGGTGGTGTAATATTTGGAATTGAAGCACCAGCTTTAGAGTTTTTTACTGCTGACCTTATAGCAGAGAAAATACCAGCAGCTTGTGCTGCATAACCAATTAACATAGGAATATTTTGTGGAAATCCAATTTTAGCAGTTTGTGCTGAACCTTCTGCCATAGCAACGGTTGACCTTGCTGCTGCTTGTGTTGAAAATGTAATTGTTTTCTTTATTTCTAATATTAACTCTTTTGCCATCAAAAGTTGTTTAGCAATTAATGCTGCTTTACCAACTGCTGATTCTGCATTAGCAATAGAAACAATATTATCTAAAGTGTTTTGTTTTATAGCTATTTTTTGTTGCTCTATCTCAGCTTCTTTATCTGCTTTTAATTGTTTTGCTTCTAAATCTTCAGCATCAAATCCATCATTTAATTCAGCTAACTTTGTTTTGTAATCTGTTTCTGCTGCAAGTAATCTTTCTTTCTTTTCTGCATCGTCTGTAATTTCTTTTTCTATTAATTCCCTGTTTAATTCATATTGTTGCTCTAATTCTAATCTTTCTTTATCTCTTTCAGATTTACCAAAAAGAGCAATCTCATTCATTATTTCTTTTTGCTCTCTTAGCAAAGAATTTGCATTTGTTTGTTGCTCACTTCTAAAACCAGTTATTTGTGCTTCAATCCCAGCTCTTTCATTAAGTGCTTCTTGATATGCTTTTTGTAATTGTATGTTCTCTTTATTTTTATCTAACTCTGCTTTAGCAGATGCAACTGCAATATCAGCATTTTTAAGCATCGTTTCTTCTTGCTTGTCTAGTATTTCAGCAAGTTTATCATTAGCTTTTATTCTATCCTCAATACTTTTACTTTCATCATCTCTTATTTGTCTTTGTTGTTCTGCTTGTCTGTCGTATTTTTCAATTAAACCTTGATTTAATACTGATGCTATTTCAGCAGCTTTTGCTAACTCTACATTACTCTTTGCAGCTTTAATTGTTTTTTTAGTGTATTCTGTTATCGTTTCAGCTACTGCTTCAAAACTATCATCAACACCAGTAACAACATCAACTGTTTGTTTACCAGCTTCTTTTATAGTATCAAAAGCAGCACTAAACTCTCCCCTAACTAATTGCCCAAGAGATTTACCAACCAATCCAAATACCTCTAGTAGTTGGTTAAACCTATCAATTAAACCTTGTTTTATAATACTTCCAAGCTCAGATATTTTCTTTGTAGGATTTTCAAAAATATCCTTAAAGAATCCAGTTATTGTACCTAAATTTTTATCTATAAATCCAACAAAATCATTAAAAGCAATACTAACAACTTCAAATGATGTATTAAAGAAATCAGCAGCTTTTTGATTCTGCATAAATACCTCTTTCAATGTAGTAAATGCAGCGAGAAGTAAACCAATACCAGCAGCCTTTATAGCATTACCAATACCCTTTATACCCTTAGCTGCTTTGCTAGATGATTTTTCTACTTCTTTTAAAGACTTGGCAGTATCTTTATTTGATTCTGTGGTTGCTTTATTTATGTCTTTTATAGCATCAACAACATCTTGTAAACTTGCTTCTGCTTTACCAGTTTTTGCTTCTAATTCTACTACTACTTTTTCCATTCTCTTTTTATTAATTCTTTAAAACTTTCTGGAAACTTGTTCTTTCCCTTTGCTATTTGTACTATATCAGATTTACAATCTGTATCTCTTAATAATTCTAATATTTCTTTTATCATAATGTAGTTATTGTGTAATTGGTTGTTGTTGATACATTATCATTAAAGTCTGTTGCAGTTATTCCAAATGTATAAGACGTTCCACTTGTTAAACCAGTTATTGTAACACAATAAAAGTCTTGATATGGTGTTGCTGATACTCTTTGTACAAGAACACTATCTTGTGTAACAGAATAACTTTTTACACCTACTCCAGTATCAGTTGATGCTGCCCAACAGAAATAAATTTGTGTTGTACCTCTTATTGTACTTGATGTATTTACAATTGGTGCAGTTGGTGGTGTTGTATCTGGTGGTATTGCTGGTGCTGGTGGTGTATAGATGTCATTTAACAACTCTAAATCAGATTTTCCAGTTAGCATATTTGTCTTTATAGAATTAATCTTATACGTTGTACCACTAATATTAAATCTGTCTGCTAGTGTGTATTTAAGTAAAATTCTTAAAGGTAGATATGCAGTTACTTTTGTTAGTCTGTTTGTAGGGTCAAACACATCAGAAATATAATCTTTATGGTATGCTTCAAATAAAGTATTTGTAAATGTATTATCTAAAGTGTATTCGTTTATCTCGTTGTTAAAGTTGATATTATACTTACTTGTTGATGATGACAATGCAACACTATTTGAAGGTATATTGTATTGTGTAACTTCTGAATGACTGCTTGTTGTATCTAAAAAAGAAATACTTGTTGTATTTTGTAATATAGGATAAAACAATAAAGGTTTAACATAATAAGGAGATTGATTGTCATCTACAT